TGTAACTATATCATTACCTGATGACTCAAACTTTTTAAGTGAATCACCTTGTTTTCTTTTATCAACTAAAGCCGCTTGATGCATAGCCTGTCTATCTACCCTAGCGTCTTTTCTATCTTCTCTTGTCGTTTCTAACCTTCCAGCAACCTCGCTTTCCATGCCTTTTAACTTAGCATTTAGATCAAACTCTAGTTCCATTAACTCTTTTTTAACCTTAGCCTCTTCTTGTAAGTACGCGATTTTTAGTTGGTTTTTACCTTGTTCCAGTTGCATATCTGCTTCAGTTTTTGCCTGATTTTTTTGTATCTCAGCTTGAGAAGCGGCTTGTTGAGCTTGCGCATTTGCTTGTGATTGCGCTTGAATGTTTTGCTGCTGGATTTGTTGATCACGTTCTTGTTTCTTTTTTCTTTTTATTTTTAATAGTTGATTTGCTAATTTAACGTTTCTAATACTTCGTAGATCAATAGCGTCATCTAGGTCTAATGTTTGTTGAGCCAAAGCCACTTGAATGTTGTTTTCTAGTATTTGCTTTTCTTCTTCATCAGGCATAAGCTCTATAAATATACCAAAATCATATAAATGAAGCTTACTCAACTCTTCCAACGTGGCTACGTTATGAGTGCCTATAGCCTGCACAAAAGCGTCAGCTGTTGGTGAATACTCTAATATATCAGATATTCGCAACGAAAGCGCCTCAGCAACCTCAGCCGTTAAAAACAGCATTGATTGTAAAACGTGTCGTGTAGCCGTGTTAGAGTTTGCTGCCGCAAGCTTTTGTATACCTACTAGCGCGTTTTTATCTGGAGAAGAAGCGTCTCTAGCCTCGTTTAACCCAGTTACATCACGTATCATTTGCAGGTAATAGTTGTATGTAGATATTAAACTAGTAATCTTATTACTACCTGCGCCATTTTGAATTTGTTGAATAGGTACTTTACCTGGGTTAATATCACCGTCTTGAGTAAATGATCTACCAATTACGCTACCAGTTTGGAAGAACATGTTTAGCGCTTCCTGCGGATTATAATTTGTACCGTTGCCTAGATCTATTTCAGCAAGCCCATCAGCGTCAAGGTATACACCATCAGGCACCATGCGTGACATTACCTGCTGAAGCTTTAAGTGAGTAAGCTGAATCATGTCGGCAAACCCAGTTATTCTGCTAACAATAGACTCTATGCGTCCTTGATACATTCTTGGAGCCACGATATTGTAGCACATCTTAGCTTTGCTAAAGCTAGACTTACTACGCATCATGTTTGGCATCATTCTCCATCGAAGTAGTTTTCTACAACCTAAAACATAGACACCTTCGTATATAGACTCTAGCACTCTTTCTAGTTTAGAAAAATTACCCTCCATGCCTTCGGGCGGATTAAACGTGTCATCGCGTCTAATAACACGCTCGGCACCTGTTGCTGTTTCCTTTAACTTGTAAACATCATTCATGTGTGTTTTGTAGTTAAAGTATAAAACCTGAATCTGATTTTTATCGTTGTTAACCTTGTGGTTCAACCTACTAGATGACTTACTAACTATCTCTTCTATATCAGACTCTGTGAGCTCTGGAAACTGCTTGACAAGTTCGTTAATCGGTATTTCTTTTACTTCACCTACGTAGTATATATCGTCAAAGTAAGGAGATTCAGTGTGTGAATACACTAAGTTTGCAGGATCAACATATTGCACTCTTGCACCGTCACTCATGTCAAATGTGGTTTTAACAGCGCCAATACCTATTGTTGTAATATCGTACAAGCATCGCCTTTTTATTAGCTCGTAATTACTGGCCTCCATCAAAGTATTAATAGCTTGCTCTTCAGCCAACTCTGTAGCCTGTTTATATGTCAGCTGCATGTGTAGAGCTAACTCCTCCTCTGTGCTTGGTAAGGTTTCCTTTTTATTTTCGTATAAGTTTATATTGAAGTTTTTAGCAGCTTGATCGTTATATTGCTGAGCCTTTATATCGCGTAGCATAGACTCCATATACCGTGTTCTTTTATCCATACCAAATGGATCTTGCGAAAAACAATTAATGTCATAAGATCTTTGAGAAAGACCATTGACAACAATATCGACAAACTTAGAAACTATAGGCACCGGCTTCCAGTCTAAATTTAAATAGCTTAAATCACCGTTAATAGATAACTCGTTTTTATATTTTTGAATAGGCTGTTCGCCTCTAGCGTATAACCTTAGCTTGTGGAAATTATTTACATTACCAGTGAACTTAGAGTTAGACTCACCGCTAAACCACTCGTGTTCTATAGCTTTTGCTACCTTTTCGCCATAGTCCATACTAAGCTTCTCTAAATCAGAAACCGCTTGAGATGGAAAATTTATAACAGACTCTGCCATATTTATTGTTTAATTATTCTTGATGTTATTCCAGTATTGCTGTACTTGTTAATTCTTAGGTTTAGTGGTTCTTTGCTTGACTCAGGGTTTGGTTTATACAAATGCCGGTTGCACGCCATAATAGCTAATCCAGAACTTATAGTTGCGTCATGCTTTGTTCTTTTGTTTATATCAAACTTAGACCAATCATTTAACGTGTCGCCAAAATACATAGCGCCATACGTGCCATCGCTAAGTAGACCTACGTGGTCGTTTATGTACATTTCAACAGCAGCCGCATGAGCTTGTTTAATATCTTCGCTTGAGTTTGGCATACCACCAACCTCTCTTTCAGCAACCGATAATTTGTTCCATATTTTGTCTGGTCTATTCATGCTAAATCCTCTATAACCTCTACGTCTCAAATAATACAGCAATCTAGGTTTATTGTTTTCTGCGAGTAAAGGCATACCGTAAAAAACTAAAGCCATCAACACATCTTCAAAAAACATTTCAGCGGTCTGTGGTCTTGCTATGTATTCCAAGAAAAACGTGTTTGCAGGCGCGTCTTCCATGGAAAATTTTGTTAGTCCGTGTAAAGCGCCCTTAGAACCGCGGCCGTCAACCGTACCGCTGATATCATAACTATCACAACCAAAGGCGCCAATATGCTCGTTACCAGGATATTTAATTCCATTTTTTATAATTACATTGTTCTGAAGACGTTCGTTAGGAACCCAACTTAACTTAAATCTACCATTAGGGTCAGGATTAAATTGAACCCTGGTATCTTTAACTCCGTTTGCCCATTGAAAATTACCAACAGTTAAAACGCTTGAGTTTTTGTTGCCTTCATTAAAGTCTATTTGCTCGTATATTTTTATTAAATTAAATATACTGTTTTTAGTTTCATCTCTAAACGCATGCTCTTCAGTACGAGGAAACTGTCTGTAAAATTCGTTTAACGCGTCTTGATCGTCACGTAAACCATCAGCCTCGTTTTCCCAGCTTGTAATTACACCAACGTCTATTAGTTCACCGTCTGGTCCCAGTCGTTCATCATCACATGGATTATCAAAGACTGGAAGTCCGTATTCGTCAATAAATCCTTCATAGTTCCATTCCATTGGGATAAAGAGAGAATAAAGGCCAGACTTTGTTTGTCCATTAGCATTTCGTCTTGATACGTCAGAATCATTGTATAGTTTTTTAAAGTTATCCCCACCCTTATCAAGAGCATTACTGGTGCTACCCATCATGCACTTACCAACGATTCTACTACCTAACCTTAAACAGGTTTTAGTAACTCGCCAGTTGTTTAGTATGTTATCAGGCCTCTCCCACTTACCACTTTCATCATGCACTAGTAGATTTAACTTTTCACCGTCGTAGCTATTATCACCAGTGTTTTTCCAGTCGATTGTAGTGTCGAGACCCGCTAGCTCTTCTAATTGTTCGTTACTCTGTATTTTCTTACGAGTAAACTTACTAGCTGGAACTCTATACGCAAGCTCAGATTTCGGACGATCCATACCGTCCTGTATAGGCTTGAAAAAGAAAGGATAATTTATTGATATAGGTACTACTTTATCAGTAAACATTTTCTTCGCATCGGCACCAGACTTAGAGAGTATCCCATATCTACTATCACTCGATATAGTGGCTAAGTTAACTGTTTCAGCTGATG